GTGGGAATCAAAGGTAGTCGACGATGGATTCTATGGCTTCACAATAGTTGGTGATGCGGCAAATACGCAACGGCTCGTAGCTGGCGTCTCTGGGCAAGCTGGACAGGGATGGACGTTTGTTACCGAAACGCCGAACGGCCCAAGGTGGTTCCTTGAATCCACCGATGCTGATATTGATCTCGCGGGTTTCTACGGATGTCGATTCGACCACACCACAGTGATTGACATTGACCACTTGAATGTGGATATGTACGATTCGCTATTGATTGACGGACAGCGTCTCTACCACTCTCGAGCAGCGTCACCACGAAGCGGTGCTGACTTCCAGCGCAATGTCATCATCAATCCAACACCTATCTACGGTGAAGGTTCACCACTTGCGATTACGTCACCCGAGAATATCGCGTATCTCTGGTCCGATGATCCTAACAAGGTCATCGATTGCGTGTTCAACTACAATGGCGACCACGCTATGCGGATCAATGAAACAGGGGCATTCGACTTCGTAGGAAATCAATTCACTCGCGGCTGGTTGTCAGGGGGCTCACCGTCAGGAGATCAAACTCTGAACGCTGGCTTGGTAGTCCTGCAAGGCGGCCTCATTCTAAATGTCTCAGGCGGTGGCGATACGCCAACGGTATTTGATTTTGGTTCTCCCATTACTGTCATCAACAATAACATCTCCGTGACAATCACGGGCATTCTGCCAGGGACCGAGATCAGGGTGTACCTATCTCAAGATTTCACTTCACCCGCAGATTTGACAGAGATCGCAGGGATAGAGTCGACTGGGTCACCAGGTGAATTCACTTTTAGCGCCGCGGCAGGTCTGATTGTTGATATCGTGGTGCTCAATGTAGACTTTGTCTTGCCACCAGCTAATCGAATTCGGAACTTCACGATCCCGACAAGTGATACGTCTTTCCCTATCACCCAGCTAATTGACAGGAATAAGGTTTAATGGCCTCTCCTAACCTACCAGAATTTGACGGCCCTAATCTCCGCATCATCCTCGCGGCTGGCATCACTCAGGTTGATATCGAACCAGATGTCTATTCGCAGTGGAAAGAATGGTTCAAAATTGGTGACAATGCGAAATACCCGCCCGCATTCAGAACAGTTGGTGGGGACCCACTGACAGCCGGCATCGATGCTGGCGCCTATTACTTTATCCAAAATCAACACGGCTGGCGGATACGTCCAGCTGAAGAAGATGCGACGATACTGATCACCGGGAACCTTGCACCGGAAGATTCGGCAAGACCGATTGCTGTACCAACGCTGGGTAATTTCACAGTCTTGCTTCTCGGTTTGCAGCCGATTACGCAGAATGTTGATATCTTGCTAGAGCAATCTCAACTAAATCAGTTCCACGGTGCCATTCATATAAACACGCACGGCTTCGGTGTTCCGGGAACGGCGTTCCCTATTGGCACAGAAGAGAACCCGGTAGACAATATCGTGGATGCGCGATTAATTGCTGATGACGCAGGAATTAGAAAATTCGAGTTTCATGGACATCTGACTCTAGATAGGGAATACAGTCATTGGAATTTCGTTGGGACATCTCCAGAACAGTCGGCAGTCAATGTCAATGGTCAATCCATAGATTCGGCGTCGTTTGAGGCTTGCACAATAAACGGCGCGATTGGCGCTCCTTCAGAATCACCAGCGCGACCTTTGTTTATGCGGGATTGTCATTTATCAGAAGCGATGCCCGTGACTGGATTGTACGCGATCCTTGTGAATTGCTTTCTCGATGGTGATGTCACACTGGCCAACGGTGATTTCATCATGTTCGGCGGCGGGTCAGAAGTCGCCGGATCAGGCACTCCGAAGATTAATCGGAACGGTACAACTGGTGAAGTGAACATTCGCGCCTATACCGGCGGAGTAGAATTGACGAACTTCACGACCGGCGACAACGCGTCGTTCGATATTCTCTCGGGCCACTTTATTTCAGGCATCACGAACACTGCCGGAACAATCGTGCTTCGCGGCGTCGGTAAAAAGACGATCACTAAGGGAAGCCCGTCGTCGTTTATTGACGACGAAGGCTTCATTGACGGTAGAGATATCCGTTTAATCAAGGCTTTGACCGCTGGCGACGCGGAAGTGTCGCTCGACGATTTGACCATAACAGTGTACGACCCGGACAACATCACGTCTCCGAGAACTGTGATTGCAACCTACGATGTGAGTGCAGATGGACGAATCAGAACAAGGACGAGCTAATGCCGACACCGAGCTTGTTCCCGATTTTCATGAAAGCCCAAGCGGGAGGTGGTGTTGCGGGTGTAGTATATATCGAGACATTCGGACTAGAGATGCTTGAGACAGTTGAAATTGAATTGGTTGACCTTGAAATCGACATCGAGTTGATTGAAGTCATTGATGTTGAAGTCATCGATGACGTAATTGAAGTGGAGATCCCCTGCTAATGGCTACGACAGCGATAGGCGCACCACAAGAGTGCGATTTTGAAAGACGACGTGGTGACACGAAAGACATTGCTATTCGTCTCTTGCAGAACGGTTCAGCGATAGCCTCAGCCCAAGGCTACTCAGGATTGTTGACAATCAATACGAGCAAGGCACCTGACCCGAATGCCAGCCCAGTGGTCGGTACGCAGGTATTTCAGGCCGTAGGAGCGCCTAACTCACCCGCCACAGATGCGATACTGCGGTTTGATTTCGCGGCGTTTGCCGGGTCACCAGAAGTGGGCGTCGGGAATTATTTCTACGACATTCAGATCACTGACCCAGATGGCGAAATCAATACGCCCCAGATTGGTAAGTTCAAAGTCGTACAGGATATCACGAAATGACAATTAGAGTTGAAGACGGAACGATCGTCGCGAACGCGAACTCCTACGTGACAGCCGCTGAGTTCGTCAGCTACGAATCAGATCGAGGCAACACGACGAACGCTGAAGCCGATACTGATCAAATTGAGTTCGCGCTAATCAAAGGAGCGGATTTCCTTGGTCAGAAATATCGGCACCGCTGGAAAGGATCCCGAGTGAACTCGCAACAGGCTCTGGATTGGCCTCGCCGCGGCGTTGACGTGCCGGATTTCTTTGATCCCTTTTTCAAACAAGCGAATGTCCCTATCAGTTTCCAGGATACGCTGTTCATCGGTGAGAATGTAGTGCCTCAAGAGGTTAAAGACGCACAGATTCAAGTCGCCGCAGCAACCATGGACTCGTCGGGCATTTCGTCGGGAGTTCTACAACCTGCTCTTGGTAGGGCAACCAAGAGAGAGAAACTCGGACCACTTGAAGTGGAGTATTTCAACGCCGAAGACGGGAGCAGCCGCCTGACCACAGTTTATTGGGACGCGGAACAGCGTCTCTGGGCAATGCTGCTCGCATCGGCCCCGTTCTCAGGAAGGATGGTTAGAAGTTGACACTATTCGATGATGTATTCGCGGGATCACAGGGTGTTGCCAACCAACTGATACAGAAGTTTGGGCTCGTAACGACTCTTCGCAGAGAAACGAGAGTATTTTCTGCCGCGACAGGAGACAATACTGTCACGTCAGTGGACTATACCATCAAAATGACGCCGCCATCACCATATGTCGTAGGGAGACAGACGAACACGGTGATTGAGGCAGGTGATTTGAGAACCATTATCGCAGAGGAGGGGCTGGTGATTACGCCTAACCCTGTGACGGATAAGATAATTTACCAGGGAACGCCGTGGCAAATCGTTTCGGCGGACCCGATTGTGAGCGGAGAGCGGACTGCGGCCTATGATTTGCAGCTGAGACAATGACACAGATTCGAATTCAAAACTTGCAGAGCTTCAATCTCGACCTCGAGAGGTTTGCCTCGGTTGTGATGCCTGAGCAGCACCTCGCCTTCCAGAAGAAGATTGCGTTGGACCTTCTCAAGGATATCGTTTTCCGAACACCCGTCGGTAATCCCGATCTCTGGAAGGTTCCGATAGCCCCCGCGGGGTATGTTGGTGGTAGAGCTCGAGGAAATTGGCAGGTCGGCCTTAATGCGACCACCGAAAATGAACTTTCACGAATCGATAGTGGTGGTGGATCCACCGTAAGTGATGGATCCGGAACGATCTTGTCGGCAATGCCCTTCGGAGTCATCTGGCTCTTCAATAATGTGCCCTATATCGGCGCATTGGAGCGGGGCCATTCTGGGCAGGCACCATCTGGTATGGTTCGTCTAGCTCTGGCAGCAGTGGAGGCGATAGCACCGTAATGGGTTACGAAGCAATAGGCACAACCATAAGAACCCGTTTTGATACGGAGTTCCCCTTGCTTCAGGCTAGTGTTCCCTATACGTTCGACAACCAAGGCGAGTTGAACGCATTCACGAAGGACGAGGCCTGGGTGCGTGTGACGATACTCAACGGAACCGCGCAACAGGTTGAAATGGGCAACAAGAAAAGATGGCGGCGCCCCGGTGTGCTTGAAATTCAGATATTCTTGCCCACGGGTGACGGCACCGGACTAAAAGATAGGATCGGTGATACTATACGAGACATATTTGAAGGGCGTACAATTGACGGTGTGGTATTTCGCGCAACGAGTCTTGAGCGATCAGGTATTGATGGGCCTTGGATCCAATTCAACTGTTCAACGCCATTTCAAGCCGACGAGCTCAGGTAAGAGGGAGACAAGCCAGTGTCAGATAGTTCAAGTACCAGACTAGCCTATCGCGAGGAAGTCGTCTGGGGTGAAGACCCAGCAGCGGCCGCATCGCCATTGCTACCATTGCGTGAATTCAGATTCACGAACGAATCTCTGAATTTTGAAGCACAGACTGAAGTCTCCGAGGAAATCCGGAGCGATAGACAGGTAGCGGACATCATCCGTACCGGTGTCGAGTCTGGCGGAGATGTCGGAATCGAATTCAGTTTCGCGTCCCACGATGATCTATTCGAAGGGGCGCTCTACAACGATTGGACCCCCGTCCAGGACAGCAATACTATCTCGCCTCTGGCGGATACGTTCCTTGTCGCTGGATCGCCTAACGGCAGCACCATCGGAATTGGTTCTCCGGAAGTAGGTGGAGCGGCCTTGCTCAATGCCTTGACGGTGGGGTCGTTCATCGAAATCACAGAATCAGTCGCGTCACCGACGAACAACGGTTTCACGCGAGTGACAGCGAATAGCCTCGCTGGTTCAATTACGGTGAGCCCCGCTCTGCCGAGCATTGGCCAGGATACGTTCCGCATTCGTGAGAGCCATCTCCGAAACGGTACGACGCTCAAATCGTATATGCTTGAGAAGGCGTTCCTTGACACAGCGTCAGCCAACTCGCCGGAATTGCCTGAAACTATCACATTCACAGGCATGCGAGTCGGTACTG